GGCTTGGGGATGAGTGTCCCTTAGTGGTGGTGTTATGGGAGTGGGTACTCTGGCTGAGTTGCGATTGGGCAGTTGAGCAGGCGGATCTTTTGGCAACAGGGTGACTTGACCCTGTGACTGAGGATTCCAGCCTAGCAAACCTCCGTGAGGAGGAACTAGGCCTGGTCCAAAGGCCCCTACAGGCACTTCGTGAGCTGAAGGCCAGGGGTCTTTGTGAGGATTTTGATCCCAATCTGCTGCTGGTGAATTCGCTTTGAACAAGGGGTCTAGCTGATGACTGGGGAAGAACCCCAGAGGATTGATGGTAGACTGGTTTAGTCCCATGCTGTAGCTGATGTTCCCAAGTATATGGTGATCCAAAAAATGAAGCACTGTGAGTTGTTTCTCTCTTATATAAAATGCCTGATTTCCACAGTGTATGCAAATACTCTTGTACTTTAAAGTAATGATTAACTACTTGATCAGGGTAATGAGGTTTGATACCCTTTTCCAAAGGAAAATATTTAGTGACCTTAGGATAGAATCGAGCTGGCAAAACTAATTTGAGTCTCCTAGTTTCATTAGCATTCAAGGGTCCTACAAAATCAGTACATCTCTTAATAATATCCTGTTTAAGATGAATATTAGGAAACTCGGGTATTTTCCACTCTGGATTATACCTTAACGGGGTGACTGAATATAGGCCTGTGAATTCACCCACCGTATGAGTCCAGGGGATACTAACAGGAGGAAGCTGGAGATTGAGATCTTCGGCGACGCGGCGATTGAGATCTTCGTCTGCGAGGCGAGGGAGTTCTTCCTCTAGAGGACCCTGGTCTCCTTCTAACAACAGTAGTTTCCGGAAGAGTTGACAGGATAGGGGCATTGAGAGGTCTGTAAGCTGGAGGAGTACGAATCCAGACTCCAAAGGATACCAAATACTCTAGTACTGTTTCTCTACCAAAAGTAAGGCAGGAAACATGGAACCAGAGCAATTGCCTGATTTTTAGGCCCATATTATCATTGACATAGTTGACAACCAATTCTCTAGAAGCTGGATGTTCCAGATTACTACCCACCCAGGAAGCGAGGGCCATCAATTCCCCCCAACACAGTACCGTCTGCCTAAGGGCAGTATGATGAGGTGAGCAGTGTTCAGGAGATTCCAAAGCCTCCCTGTAGAGGGCTGATGCAGTGTCAAGTAGATCTCGCACGGAAGGAAAGAAATCAGAAGGCAAAAAAGAGAGCAACTCCACTGTAGCGCCAAATTCTTTATAAGGATCAATGTCCATGCCCAAAAGCCACCCAAGGCACTGCTTGGAGGCTTGAACAGTAGGACATGAACATAAGATGATTAGGCAGAGGTGAAAAAGATGCATGGTTGTACAGAGCACACCAATTTATGCCTACAGCCTCCTAGTACAAAGACCTTTAACCTGAACTCAACCCCTAACTCCTCCCACTCCTCAAACAGTAAGTCTTTGAAGTGGCGTTCCCACTGGCCAGTTGACAGAGGCGCGAGTCCAAGAGTCCGGTTATATAACTGTTGGACGAGGTCCCGTGAGTTCATGGGGGTCGCCATGCGTCGTGCAGAGGTGAAGCGAAGTGCACACGGGCCGGACGATGAAAAGGCACAGGAGGGGAGTCCGCGTAAAGAGAGGTACGCCCCGTCGATGGAAGGAAGTGCAGCCGCGGCAGCGGGCGCAGAAGTCCGAGCCGACCCCGAGAAGGGTCGTCCGCAGGGTTCTGCTGTGACGGGACGTAGACAAAGCACGTCCCGCGCAGGATCCAGTTGGCAGCACAGCCTAGCAGCCATGGAAAGCTGGTGTACTTGCGGGACAACACGACCGAGTTGTCCGTTGCAATATGTTTCGCTCCTGTCCAGCAGCGAGCAAAACAGGCCGCCAGGAGTTCCGCAGTATGGATCGGGAGCGGGGACACAAAGTCGCCGCGCATGCGTTGTTGGCCACAAACCAAGCCCCAACCAGTGGGGGTTGCATCAGCAAACACTTGGCAAGGACCAGGCCGTTGCCGGGCAACGGGGTGAAGGGTCAGGTATTGATCGCGGAGAAAGGCCTTGTAAGTTAATGAGAAACTAAAAGCCTGTTTGAGCTTGATAGCATGGTATATAGGCATTAATGCAGGATACCCACATTGAGTAAAGGGGGCAGCGAACCCCAACAGCCCCACAATACGTTGACAAACTTTCCAATCAATAGGACGATTGCAGGGAAGTGTACGAAAACACCGTTGAATTTTAGCACGAATATGATCTTGAGGCAGAGAACCCCAGGCTCCAATGACATACCCCATAAACTGTAATGATTTTCCCCATCTTTTTGTTTTCTCAGGGTTCAAATGTATACCCAGAGACAAAAGAAAACTGGTAATAGCGGAAAAAAGGGACTCAAGATGGTGTACAGACTTGGCCCCCAAAACCAAATCATCCATATAACTAAAAGCCATGCAGTGGGGGAAAGCCCTACGAACCACTGAACAAATGGCGCTAGTAAACTGAGCCAGGAGAAACGGACTGAGGCCCAGTCCCATAGGAACCTTGCGAAAGCCCAAGACGATGGGATGGGAATACAGGTGCAATTTCCATCCGTAGGTTTGGTACAGCAACATGAGGGATACATAGAGCTCCCTGGTGCAATGGGCGTGCAGGTCTTGCAGGGTCCTGTGGTGGTGGTGGTTGTTGTTCCTGGCAGGAGAGGACAAACGGGCAACATACCTTGATAATCCAGCAGTACCAACAAGAAGATGAGGCATAACAGCGGGATGAAGAGGAAGATGATAAAACGCCGCAGACACATCCAACGATAACCAGGACAAGTCTGAGGACAGGAGGTTGGTGAGTGACTGCAAGTTGGGGACTGCAAATTTCGGCCAGGACACGCGGGTGTCTCCCCTAGAAAATTGAGAGAAGTCCACAACGAGTCGAGACTCTGAGGAATTGTGAGGATTTTTGTCAACAAGAAAAACACCGCCTGTAATGCGAGCAGGGGTCCTAGGAATCCTGATGTGATGTTCTCCATGTTCTCCACAGGGTCCCCAGTTGTCGCGAAGAGAGACGATATGGTGGAGGCAGTAGTCGGAGCAGGGGTTGGAATCCCTGAACTGGAGCCACCAGCAGGGAAATACAGCCCCCTGACTCGAGGATCTTGAAGAGCCTTCTGAAAGTTTGAGATATTCCAAGTCAT